TCCAGAATGCGATCAGAGTGTAATCACAATCGAAAGCATTATCATCAATCGGTGTATTTTCACGGATGCACTTATTCAGTTGCTGCTTAATCTTCTTTGCTTGCTTATCATCCACAAAGTGAACATTCTGTGCCATTACCTTAGCAAACATAATGGGTTCGGAGATGTCATCAAACGACCCGGCACAGGTGATATAGTTGCCAGAGAAGATACGGGCACGGGGTTTCACAAACTTACAGTAAACTGTGTCGGTGATAGTGAACTTCATCGGGTGTGCGATTGCATCTCTTAAGTCACTCTCTGCAGTGTAGAAAGTATGTGGAGCAACGATGATTTCTTCAGTTACGATATCATCGAATTTATAGGTAATCGTGTTGGGAGTATATTCATCAGATCCACCGAAACCGATAAAGTCACCCTGAAAAATGCCTTCGGTACGTGGTAGATAATCGAAGCATTTGTGAAGAATATCAGCAACGTTGCCAACGTGGTTAGCATCAATGTCCTGATGCGATTCGTTGATCTTAATCTTTATTTTGTTAAAGACAGATTTTGTGCCCACGAAGAAGTTTCCAGTCGCAGGATTGATGCCCCATACGATTGCCGGAGCACCATCAATTTTGACGGAAAGATAACCCTCAGAGAGGAAAGAATCTAAGACAGAAAGATCACCTGTGAGGATGGTATCTTCGGGGTGGGAGATGTGAAGAATTTTGGTCATGATTTGAATCAGAGATAACCTAAACTAGAGAATGCTTCATCAGTTTTTCTAATCTTAGTATTCATATATTTCCATTCAGATTCATATACAGCAGCAACTTCTTTTTTATTATTGGCAACATATTCTTTCATATTTTCATATGAACGAAAAATAATTGGATCCTTTCCGATTCTTTCATAGAACAAAATTAACCAAGTTCTAGTCTTTGAAGATGCTTTCATAGTGTGATAAAGTGAAAACAATTGAGGGGGAATTTAACCCCCAAAGTTGTCATCCTGCCAAACGCATTCCGTCGGTGAAAGGAATAGTACGCATTGCCTTTTCAGTCAGGTCAAACATTTGAATGAACCACTCAAATTGTTTCTGGAAAATGTACTCTTGCTTGGTTCCGCAAGTGTAACCAAACTCAGAAAGAAGTGCATTCAGACGGGATTTTGTGGTCATTGATTGACGACCACCATCATAAAGTTTCAGGAAATCATCACCAACCTCAGCAATCTTATTGCCGTGGAGATACACATGGGACACGGGAGGGTTTACATTATCGCAAGTGTGGATGACTTCAGTGTTTGCAGATTTCCAATCAATGTTATTCTTGATTGCGGCAATCATCTGGGTTTCGATCTTACGCATGAGAGAGAAGAGAAAGGACTTGGGAGGGGTGCTGTCCCCTCCACCTCTATACAATACACGATTTTGGGGGTCGTGCTCATTTTGTGTGTAGGTTGCTCAACCGTCCACCCGCGGCCGCGATTCTCAATAATAAAAGTACTTGAGAATCGACACGGTTAGTGATAGAAACTCACTGACCGTTTGTGTAACTTCCTAGAAGATGATCACCCTGACGAACTTCGGCATAACCAAATTCTTCGGAGAGATCTAGACACAAACCCCATGCATCGTCAATATCAACAAAGGAAGAATTTTCGTAAGGTGCAGATGGGCAGTGAACAGAATAACGCATGATGATGTTAATGAAGGAACGAATGAGTTAGTGTTAACGAAGGGGTTGCAATTTCACAACCTCAGGCACACTATGATCCTCTCTCACAGTGTGAATGTGGAAATTAGGATTGAGACGTTGGCATGTAGCAATTGCATCCTCTTTAGTGGCAGCAATGTAACCTAACTCATCACGCATAGTGTGACCATTAGGACGTTCAAAACGACCAGAAATGATGAACTTAATTTCTTGCATTGTTATCAGTTACCGTTGAGAAAATCGTGGAGTGCTTCCTGATAATCTTCATAAGAAGAATAACGATCACGCATGTTAACGGGAACCTCTTTTTTAGCAGGTCGGTAACACTCTGCCACGGTGTAACCTTTGGATTCGATGTAATCAGTGTAAACGTTGCTCATCAGATAATTGTCAGTTTGAAGTGCGATTGTGCAAGGGTCAGTGTACATCAGTCGATGTAAATGTTTCGGAGGTCATTACGATTGTCGCAGGATTCCCACACAGAGTAGAAAGAATCCCATGCACCTTCGTTATCAACAAAGGAGTCAATTTCCAGCATCTCACATACCCAATCATAGGCACTATCGATGTCGGCATTTGTATCATTCACGAATGCCACCATCTGACCCATAATGTCATCCCAAGTTGCTTGCATTTCGGGGGAGATAGAAAACATGCCGTTTGAATAAGTGAAGAGGAAAGTTGCCATTGCTTGTGTTTCTTTGACCCTTCTACAATACACGATTTTGGGGGTCGTGCTCATTTTGTGTGTAGGTTGCTCAACCGTCCACCCGCGGCCGCGATTCTCAATAATAAAAGTACTTGAGAATCGACACGGTTTATATCAACTAACAGGAAAGTTACGGCAGACAGCATCACACAAAATCTTCACAAGTTCTTCGTCATAATGAACATCAAAGTATTCAAAGTAATTATTGATGATACAATCAATGTCCTCCATAAGTTGTTCACGAGCAGTCAACATTTCCAGATTAGTGTTCATTTTAGAATAGGAGAAAGATGATACGAAAGACATCAATAGTCGGTGTTACCCTTAAGATAATCTTCTACGTCAAACTTATCATCTTTCTCCCATTCTTCTTTATACTCAATCACATCGTAGATCTCACCAGGAGCATCAACAATCTCAGACCAAGTTGCATCAAACATAATCAAATAGCAAAGGGACAGTTAGTGATTACCAAGAGAGAACAATACCCTGACCAGGGTCAGCAATTCTCACATTTTCTTTCTGTTTAACAAACATTTTCTTCCAAGTTGATTGCCCATCAATCTCACCGACGATAAAATCTACGGTGCGGGATGATACTTTCACCCCTGCCAATCCGTTGAGAACGAGTGAGCAACCGACGCAAACTTCAGAGAAAGGAACAATCATTGGGGGGATCCCTTGACGACTTAACTACAATACACGATTTTGGGCACAGTGCTCATTTACTGTGACACTAAAACTATTGGCACATATTGTTGTTAATCAGAGGCAATCATTCTCATCAAGTTTGCCCCATTGTGCGGTGTTACCATAAACACCGAAATAGTAACGATTGATGCTCACACCGAAACGCTCATCTCCAACGGCATCATCACAATCGGCACGAAGATTTAAACCAAGATAAACCCAATCTGAAATTTGATACGGTGTGGAGAATTTAACCTTGCGCAGTTGCTGATACATTGCAGCAACAATCACGGCACAAAGTGCTCCAAGCACCAGAAAATTGTTGATGAGTTCTTGATAGTCATACTCCATCACATCATCGACGAAGTTGAGAGTTTGTGCAAACATTTTCACAAAAAATGTAAAGAACTTGTGATCAGAAAAATGTTACTTTCCCGACCACGAAACCAACATAGGACACATCAACCCCAAAGTCAATACTTTCTAACCACTTCCCCGACTGTCACACTCATAAGCACTCTCTATGGGTCTTATAAGGGTCTCTAATGCCCTCGTGTGACAGTCGGGGAAGTGGAAGTCTAAAAGATATCTTTACACTCCTCGATGGTAATATGAACGTTCTCATCACCTTCTAGACCTAAAGTATCACTCCAGTCGATACCTTTCAGGTCCAGGTCATCATAACACTCAATGTCAAGTGTTACACTTACCATGCGTTTGCGTGCCTGTGTATACATGAGAATCTCGTGCGTTGTGTGTGTATTATAGCATATATGATACTATGTGTGCATGTGTATCTCGCAACGCACACATATCTCGTACATGATTATGCATAATGTCTGTACGCCATCTCGTTGTAATCACATGAATCTCGTGCATACTCATCATCAATCTCGTATGCTTCTTGTATGTTATATTGTGTATTATCTCGCATCATGTATTCACACATCTCGTCGAGATCGTATGCATATAACTCGTTGTTGTTCTCGTATGAAAACTCGTAGTCGTTGTAGTACATAAGTCTCGTAGGTGAATCTCGTACTGTGTTATTATAACCGATCACCCACCGTCCGTCAAGCGGGTCTCATAAGCATTATTTATAAGTTCTGTGATTTTTATGTGTGGGTTCTCAGATTTTTGTGCGGGGGTGCTTGACAAAATGCTCCGAGTGTGATAGTCTGCTTGCTAAGGTTACATAAGGTCAGAGGTTTTCCACATATTACACAAGTTATTCCACAATATTATCATAGTTTTCCACAAGTCTGTGGAAAAGAAGTCTATATTTATGAGACAATTAAATAAATATTAGCACAAACACACACTTTTATAGAATGGGATACATTTACAGTATTACAAACAATATCAACAACAAGTTATACATTGGTCTAACAACAGAAGCAAATCCTTATAAAAGATGGAAAAGACACATATATGAAAGTAAGAATCCTGTGTATCGTATTCATAAAGCAATGAATAAGTATGGGACAGAAAACTTTAAGTTTAGAGTATTGGAAGAATGTGATGACAATAAAGTAAAAGAAAGAGAGATACATTACATAGAAAAGTTTAATTCATTTCACAAAGGATATAATTGTACTTTAGGTGGAGACCTTTCTTACAATTGGGGTAAAGGAATAACCCAATATACAAAACAAGGAGAAGTCATAGATCATTTCATATCATTATCAGATGCAAGTAAATCTGTAAATGGTGATGAAAAAGGAAGTGCTATTAGTAGATGTGTTAATGGAGAAAGATTTTCTGCTTATGGTTATAGATGGTCTTGGAAAAATGAAACCTTACCAACATATAAAACAGGTTATTATATGACTCCACTATATGCTTATACATTAAATGGATTGTACAAAGAATGGGAGAGTAAAGAACTAGCAAGGAAAGATATAAAATGTAAAGATAGAAGATCAATACATCAATCTATCGTTAGTCCCATCAACAATAAGAAACAATGTAAGGGATGGTATTTTTTTGAAATGAAAGACAATGAAGAAAAAGTAGATTATTCTGATATAACATTTGCCCGACGATATAAACCATCAAGTAAAAAAGCAAGAGAAATGGCACTTAAAGCAAGAGGGATTACATGATTTAAGGATCTGAATATCGATGTTCTTGTGACTTATACATATCATCTTCACTTCTTCGGTTCTTAACATATTCAAGATCTTTCCAATATTGTGAATGACAAACTACAAGTATATGAGTCTTCTTATGAAGATTAACTAATTCATCTGGTTTATCCTTTGTTCCAACTTCAATCGTAATATAAGATGGACACTTGAAATACACCCATCCTTCATCAATAAAATATTTCTGTTTCCATACAACATAAT